TAACCTTCTTGGGTTTGACCTTGAGGTTTTAAAGAGACTCTATGGTTTCACAGTTCCCACTCACCAAGTCACCGATACCTTAATACTTTCAAGGTTGCGTTACCCGGATCTCCGAAACAGGGATTTCGAGAAACGTGAATTGGATTCCAAGCTTCAAGGTTCACACTCCCTTAAAGCATGGGGATTGAGACTTGGATTTACCAAAGGTGACTATGGTGAGCATGAAGGTGCTTGGGATTTCTATGACAAAGAGATGGAAGAGTACTGCATTAGAGATGTGGACTTGACCCATAAGTTGTGGGAGTTCCTTGATACGGATCGTGATCGTGAGGATGTAAACCTAGAGCATGAAATAGCAAAGATCTGCTATGACCAAGAATGGTTTGGGTTTCCGTTTGACACCGAAAAAGCAGTGAAACTTTACGCAAAGATTATTGAACGTAAGGACTCACTTGAAAGTGAACTTCAGGATGCTTTTGGTTCATGGGTTCTGGATGAGGGAGAACGGAAAAAAGGATTGTACCACAAGATTTCTATCATCAAGTTCAATCCTAATAGTAGAGCACACATAGCAAAACGGTTGAGGGATCTCAGAGGATGGGAACCCAAAGACTTTACTCCTTCTGGTGAACCTAAAGTAGATGAAAAAGTCTTATCTAAATTAGATTTTCCAGAAGCAAACCTAATGAGTGAGTACCTTATGCTTGCCAAAAGAATAGGTCAGATATCTGAGGGCAACCAAGGTTGGCTTAAACTTGAAAAGAAAGGAAGACTACATGGCAGGGTCAACACGATGGGGTCAATCACAAGTCGTTGCTCTCATTCGCATCCGAACACGGCTCAAGTTCCTAGCATTAAAGCACCCTATGGGAAGGAGTGCAGAGAACTTTTTAAGACAGATCCAGGCTTTTCCCTTCTGGGATGTGATGTTTCTGGTCTTGAACTGCGGTGCTTGGCTCACTATATGGGTAGGTTTGACGGTGGTGCATACGGTAAAGTGCTTCTTGAAGGGGATATACACACTGCCAATCAAGAAGCTGCAGGACTTCCATCAAGGGATGCAAGTAAAACTTTCATCTATGCATTTCTTTATGGTGCTGGAGATCAGAAAATTGGGTCAATACTTGGGAAAGGTGCTTCAGTTGGTAAGAAGGTAAAGAACCAATTCCTTAGAAAAACCCCTGCTCTTAAAGAACTCAGGAAAGCAGTTCAATTAAAAGCAAAGAAAGGGTTTCTCAAAGGCTTAGATGGCAGGACTATTCCTGTTAGATCTGAGCACTCCGCTTTAAACACTCTATTCCAGAGTGCTGGTGCAATCATCTGTAAAAGATGGGTTGTTGAACTGCATAAGTTGCTCCAACTGGAAGGATATACTTATGCCCAAGACTATGCACAAGTGGCTTTTGTGCATGATGAGATACAAATGATAGTCAAGGAAGATTATGTCAGAGATATCGGAAACCTCGCAGTTAAGGCAATTGGAGTTGCCGGGGATGCCTACAACTTCCGAATCCCTCTCACTGGAGAGTGGACATGTGGAAGAAATTGGGCTGAGACACACTGATGGAATGCACTATACTGGACAAGCAGGAGAACACCTTGTTTGTTACTTATTCCACATGTGGAAGTACAACGTGTTTCAACCACTTAATCCTAGAACTAAATGGGATTTTGTAGTTGAGAGAGATGGTAAGTTTAAAACAATCCAAGTAAAGACTATTGGAACGGATAGAGATTACACGAGTATTCAACATGGTGTTAAATATCATGGAACCAAAGGTACTCCTGTTAAAGAAGGAGAGTACGATTACCTTTGCGTGTGTAAGTTTCCAGTAGTCTACGTTATTCCTTTTAACAAACTATCCAGTTTCAGTGCAGTCAGTATAAGAAAGTACCCAGAATATGCTTGGGATCTAAATGATCCAGAGACATATAAAATCAGACACCTAATCTAAAAGAAAGGATTCTTTATGAGAACAGAGTTATTAATCGATGCAGACATAATGATTTACAAGACTGCAAGTTCTACAGAAGTTCCTATCAATTGGGAAGGTGATTTCTGGACACTTCATTGTGATTTTGCACAAACCAAAAAGCTTATTTCTGACCAAATCCATGCACTTGTGGATAAAGTGAAAGCAGATAGTGTATTATTATGCTTCTCTCATCATGAAAACTTCAGAAAGTTACTGAATCCTGAGTACAAATTAAACAGGAAAAAGGTACGGAAACCCATGTGCCTTAATCCTGCCAAGGAATACTGCAAGGAAGAGTTTAAATGGTTAGAAAAACCTTGGTTGGAAGCAGATGATGTAATGGGAATCCTTGCTACTAAAGATTCCGAAACTAGATTTGTAATCTCTAGTGAAGACAAAGACCTTTTAACAATTCCTGGATTCCATTGGGATGCAGAAAATGAAGTTGTATGGGAGCAAACTAAAGATGCTGCCGATTACACATTCTACAAGCAAATCCTTACTGGAGACTCCACAGATAATTATTCTGGATGTCCTGGGATTGGTCCTAAAAAAGCTGAAGCACAACTTCAGAATCTAAAGACTGAAGTAGAACTGTGGAATGCAGTTAGAAACTGTTTCATTTCAAGAAAACTAAGTGACCAAGTTGCTATTACTCAGGCAAGAATGGCGAGAATTCTTAGAGATGGAGAATACTCAAGTAATTACAATGAACCTATGTATTGGAATCCACCATTGGAGAGATAGGAAAATATGGCAGACTACAATAAAGATGAGGTAGAACGAATGGCTAAACGTAAAGCAGATGAGTTTAATAATCCTACTCACTACACCAACGGATTAGAGATTCAACCATTAGATTATATCATAGGTAATCAAATGGATTTCCTTGAAGGAAACATAATTAAATACGTTACTCGTTATCCACAGAAAGGTGGGATCAACGATCTTTATAAAGCAAGAGTTTATATTAACAAATTAATAGAAAGAGAAGAAAAAAATGCATGAACTACCTACACAGTACCAGCAATATATCCACCTTTCACGATACTCAAGATGGGACTACGCTAAAGAACGTAGGGAAACGTGGGAAGAAACAGTAACAAGGTACTTTGATTTCTTTAAGGATCACCTTGAAAAGAAATGTAACTACTACGTTGAACCCCATGTTCTAAAAGAACTTAAGCTTGCAGTCCTTGAACAAGAAATTATGCCATCGATGCGATGCTTAATGACAGCAGGACCAGCATTGGAAAAAGAAAACATTGCAGGGTATAATTGTTCGTACCTTCCTATTAACAATTTACGTTCTTTTGATGAAGTACTCTACGTATTAATGAACGGAACAGGAGTTGGCTTTAGTGTAGAAAGTAAATACACAGATCTACTTCCTTTTGTTCCAGAGGAATTACACCAAACTGATACAGTCATTGATGTAAGAGATAGTAAATTAGGATGGGCAAAGGCATTCAGGGAACTGATTAGTTTACTCTATGCTGGATTAATTCCTACTTGGAATCTAAGTAAAATTAGGAAAGCAGGAGCACCGCTCAAAACATTTGGAGGTAGAGCAAGTGGACCTGATCCTCTTAACAAATTATTTCTTTACACTTGTAAAATATTTGAAAATGCAAAAGGACGAAGACTCAGACCCATCGAATGCCATGACATTGTTTGCAAAACCGCAGAGTTGGTTGTCGTGGGTGGTGTTCGTAGGAGTGCTCTTATTAGTCTTAGTGATCTTGGGGATGAGCAAATGCGACAAGCCAAAGCAGGAGCATGGTGGGAAGACTTTGGACACAGAGCACTCGCTAATAACTCCGCAAACTATCACTCCTATCCAGACACAGGGACTTTCCTTAAAGAGTGGACTTCCCTTTACGAATCAAAATCTGGAGAACGTGGTATATTCTCAAGCTTTAACTCCAGAAAACAAGTTGAACGATTCAAAGACAGAAGAGAATCTAGAGATGACTTCGGTACTAATCCATGTTCTGAAATAATCCTTCGGCCCAGAGAGTTCTGTAACTTATCGGAAGTTGTAATACGTGCGGAGGACAGTAAGAGTGACATTAAGAATAAAGTACGGTTGGCAACGATTCTTGGGACTTGGCAAAGTACTCTCACAAACTTCAGATACCTCACAAAAGAGTGGAAAGAAAACTGTGAAGAAGAAAGGTTACTAGGAGTTAGTCTTACTGGCATCATGGATAATGAATTCATGGCAGACTTTCTTGATGCTCAACTTCCAGAATTTCTTATGGAATGCAGAGGTGAAGCTGAAGTAACTAATAAGTTCTGGGCTGACCAACTTAACATTAATCCTTCTACAAGTATTACATGCATAAAACCTAGTGGTACTGTCTCACAATTATGTGATAGTGCTTCAGGAATACATGCTAGGCATTCTGACTATTACATTAGGACTGTAAGAACGGACATGAAAGATCCTTTATGTACTCTTATGGTTGACCAAGGAATACCTCATGAACCTGATGTTACTAAACCAGACAATACTATGGTTTTCTCCTTTCCAATTAAAGCTCCAGATGATAGTATCAAACGTAATGATCTAACTGCTATAGAGCAATTAGAACTTTGGTTGCTATATCAAGAATATTGGTGTGAACATAAACCAAGTATAACTATCTCAGTTAAAGAACATGAATGGATAGAAGTAGGTGCTTGGGTTTACAACAACTTTCATAAAATCTCTGGTATTTCTTTCCTTCCTTATAGTGAACACATATACAAGCAAGCACCGTATCAAGAATGTACTTACGAGGAATACTCTGAACTCCAAAGTAAGATGCCTAAACTTGATTGGAAAGAGTTGCAAAAGTATGAGTCAAAAGACTATACTGAAGGTTCTCAAGAACTTGCCTGTGTTGGAAACTCTTGTGAGATAAACTAAAATGATCGGGATATACGGAATAACTCAAGAATTAGTTGATAAGTTAGATGCCCTATATCCCGATAAATTACCAAAAGATTCTATTACTATTGAAGAACTTACATACCTACAAGGACAACGAGTAGTGATAGACCAAATTAAACAACTATTTATAGAGAGCACTCAAGAAGGTGATGTCAAAACATTGTTTTCTTAGTAATGAAAGGACGGTGATCTAGATGTGTGATGGAT